AATGGAAGGAGTGAGCGCGCGAGGGAAGTTGCCAAATAGCCATGCCGTGTACCTTCCTACGGATACGGCATTGGTTAATACTCCGTTTAGATACGAGAAATTTCCATTTCCGGAGACCAAAGATGGTCCGGCAATGTTGAAGAATTGTAGAGAGAAAAGTATCTATCCATTGAGACAGGCGTTGGATAAGTTTGGAAAGCAGGGGATGGCAGGAGCAGGACCTCGCCCCTTGATGAGTTTAAAGGATTTCCTGCCTCGGGGGTTTAATCCCTCGAGAATAAGAAGGCTCACATTGGAAGAAGCGGTGTACGGTGTCCGTGGATGGATAAAAGGAATAGATATGACGAAGTCCGTTGGATACCATTACAAGAAGCTTGGCTTTCGTTCACGGAAAGAACTTTTTCCAGGCAATCAGGACAACCCAATAATACATGCTATAGTACGCGCGGATGTGGAGTATTGGTATAGAGAAGCAGAGAAGAATAATATAGTGCCAGCTGTGTTTGAAGAGACGTTGAAAGATGAGATTCGAGATGCGGAGCGAGTTGCTCAAGGGAAGACTCGTTTGTTTTCTGCATGTGATTTGCGAACACAGTTGGTTACAAAGATGGAGATGGGAGCAATCGTTGCTGAGTTGGAAGTAGACCCGTCTGGATGCCCAAATACCCTGGGAATGAATGTTCACAGTGGTCAATGGGGCCGGATGTACTCGAGGTTGAGAGGAAGGCCCGAGGAGAGGAGGAGACCCTTGGCGGGTGACTTCTCGTCATTCGATATAAGCATAAAGATCTTGTATGCTTTTATTCGATTCTGCCAGGTTTATGCCGTGGATGGTAAACATTCCGTGTTGATAGAAATGGTCATTTTGGCCAATTTCCGCGGAGCATGGCATATAATCGTGGCGTTCGTGTTTGTTCGACCTTGGGGAAATGCGAGCGGGTCATGGTTAACCTCGATCTTTAATACGTTTGTGAATTGGTATATCCATAAGCAGGCGTTTAGAGACTTGTTTTCGGAGGAAGAGTGGGAGGAATGGATTGTCTCCTACTTCCACGGGGATGACTCGGTACTTTCTGTACCTGAGCGTTATTCAGCTTACAATATGGAATATCTACAGAAGTGGTTTTGGGAGAATTACCATATGGAATATACGTCACCAACGAAGACGAGTAAGATGACAATGGAATGGGATGATGTGACGTTTTTGAAACGCAGGTTTGTTGTTGGGGAGCTAGGGATAATGGCTCCTCTGCCCGCTGACTCAATGGCCAATATGGTCAAGTGGACAACAAAAGGATACGACGATGAGGTGTTAGAGTCGACACTTCGATCCGTCATGGTTGAGGCATTTCACTTTGGAAGAGAAAAATATGAAGAGTGCTTCGCATGGTGTGTTTCAGAAGCAAGGAGGATGGGAAAAGGATGGATAATGGTCCGCTATGATGACATGGTTGGGGCCAAGCGATCCGATTACTAGCTCCGCTAAGGTCCCGGGAAGACCATAAACTCGTCCGTGGGAGATGAAACCCATCAAGAAAACTCAGGTGGTGGCTCTCTTAAGTGAGAGGCCTCCTTTGAACATAATAACCCGACCGCTTGTCGATAATAGCATATGGGCCCCGTCTGGTCAGAACGGGTGCTCGTTTA